GATGCTTGCAGAAGACGGATCTGTGGTCTACATTCGGCCCCAGGGATCCATGATTTATCCGGATGGCGTGAGGGTAGTTGCCTTCACCAATCGGGGCGACCTGGTCCTGGACGATTACACAAACCCGAACCTCAACTTTGCCATGAACATCGACCTCGTTAAGCAAACATATGCGTGGGGACGATTTCCGTTCTATAAGGTCAACTCTTACCTCGACACCACGAGCCTGTGGGGGTTCAGCGCCATCGATCAGGTTGGCGAACTGAATAAGAAGGTGGACGAGATTATGAGCCGACTCCTGGCCTGGGTCATGCGGGTTATGTTCCCGCCCCTGATCGTAGCCAAGGAGACCGGCATTACCAAAGCAATGCTGAACAACAGCCCGAACCTGGTACTTATGCCGGAGAAGGTGGCCCATGTTGCCGGGATACGGTTCGAGGCGGTCCCGAATCTTCCGAGCAATTTCATCGACATCCTTGAAGTTGTGATCAAGTTCTTTGACAGAATCTATCAGATCGAGGACGCTGACAGGGGCGTGGGTCCCGCGGGCGTTACCGCTGCATCGGCCATCGTTGCGCTCCAGGAAAGGAACGCCGTGTTGATCCAAGAAAAGATCTCGGCTGTTGACAGCCTGGTTGAGCGGCGCGGAAAGTGGTGCATCTCGATGTACCAAAACATGGGCATCAGCACCGAATCGATCGAGGTTGATGGTGAGTCAAAGGTGTTCAAGGGATCTGATGCGATTGGCCGCAAGTTTAACTTTGTGGTTGAGTCTGGATCCACTATGCCGCGCACGAGCCTTCAGTTAGAAGAGCAGTCCAAGGAGCTTTACAATATGGGCGTTATCGATAGAGAGGCCCTGCTTGAAGCCCTGAACTATCCGAACTGGAAGAAGATCATCGAACGGGCGGGCGAGGGCCAGGTAGACCAGGCGTTACAGATATTGATCTCCGCCGGGCTGCCGGAAGAAGAGGCGATGAGCCTTAAAGAATACGTTATGCAGCCGGATCAGGGGCCAGGTGGTGGCGGGCCGCAACAGAAATCCGGCATAGAAACCACAGGTGCCGTGCCGAAAGCTGTGCAGGGTGGTATGCCAAAGCCCCCAATGAGATCGCCGACACAGATGGCAAAAACGGCTTAACTTAAAAAAAGGAGGGAGTAAAATGGCTAAAGCAAAAGTAGAAAAAGCAGATCCAAGTGTGGATGTTGACTATGTCGAGTTGGTAGGACTGGTAAATTCCCTAACCGTTAAACTTGCGGAGATGGGAACCGTCCAGGAAAATCTGACTGCAAAATTAACCCAACAGGGAGTAGCCCAGGAAGGCCTTGCAACAAAAACCATTGTGTCTGAAGAAAAAGGGTATGACATTGGCACCAGCGAGGCATGGCAAGCAAATCTGAAAGGTCAGTTTGATTTGTTCCAAGATGCGGGCATGGAAAGCATCAGACGGAGCAGATCGTTTGCCGATCAGATCATCCAGAATGCCATTACCGTCGCAAAACAACTGGACACCCAAGCTGTCCGACACAACGATTTGGCGGCCGATAGACAATGGAATATCGATGAGTCAGGGTATACGGCACGGTCAATTCTTTCGGATGAAGTCTTTAAGGATGCCATCAAGGAAGCTGTGGTTGAAGCCGTTCAAGCCGTAAAGAAATAAGCTTTATGGACAGCTATTATTGTGAAAACTGTGGGAAACCATTCGATATCCGCGATGGCGGATACCTTGGGCCAAAGGATCGTGGCTCTGAAGAATGCAACCCGTTCATGGAGTTTGTAACGATTTGCCAGGGATGTGACGATGCCGCTGTATGACTTTGAATGTATGAGATGTAAACACCACGACGAGTGGTTCTTCAAGATCGAGAACTGCCCGAAAGGTACGATCTGCACTCAATGCGGGTTCGCGTCCATGAAGGTGATCGTTCTTGGCCATGGTGGATTCCAAACAGACACTCCGACCTGGCTCGATGATAGTGTACGCAACGCTCTCCAGGGAGATGACGAGGCCCCTATCACGACCCGGTCGGAGTACAAACGAGCGCTCAAGAAAAAGAATGTTGAGCCGATCGAGACAAGCCATCGAGGGTTGAGAACGATATGAACATAGAGCTGGATCACCTGAAAGAGAGCCAGAGAAGGAAGGTCGAGAAGACCATCTCTGAGTACATAGAGGCCGTCACGGTTTTTAGCCAGCACGGCCTGGCAGGCAATGTATCGGTCTTGACCCACGTCAGCGATGGTGCGATAATGAAGTCCGAGATCAATTACAATTACTGCATAAGGTTAAAATGAGGATGGTATGGGAACAATAACTCCGGCTGTAAAGCGGAAGAAACCACGAGATCCAATAACAAGCTCAAAGCCCTATCAATGGTTGGTTAAACAAGAGCAGGCCGGCAAGCTGAAGAACATCGGGTTCGGCAGTCCTGGAACACCAGGCGCAGGACTTGAGCGGCGCCTGGACAAGGTGATACGACCACGGGTCGAGAAACTCAAAAAGAAAATCTATGGAGGGGAATAATGGCAAACATGGGATACATGAAGGGAATGATCGAAAAGGCCAGGAAGAAAGCCCAGGCTGCGGTTCAGAAGTACAGCCCGTTCAGCCCGGTCACGGATGCGCTTGGCGGAGACAGGGCAGCTCCAAGTCCGCCTCCGAAGAAGGCAAGTCCGCCTCCGGTGGAGAAAAGAAAGAAAATTAAACCGAAAAAGACATCGTACTACGATTAGCACCACATAGGATTACCGGTTAGATCCCCATCGTGGGGAATATCAAACAGGTCCAATGAGTAGACAATGCAGAGATGCACCTACCATTGGACTTTTTTATTTTAACAGGGAGAACCTTTAACGAGGCCCCAAGGAGGAAAGAATGGCACTATCTGACGACAAGACCAAAGAGGAAGGCAAGATCGCTCCTGTCGATGCTCCGACGAAGACGGCCCCCGCTACCACGGACAAGGCCGCCGACACAACGACAACCGACACAGAGCCGATCCTTGGCAAGTTCAAATCTCAAGAAGACCTGGTGAAGGCATACACAGAGCTTGAATCCAAACATGGAAAGCAAAGCACCCAGGTCAGCCAGTTAAGGAACGATCAGACAGTTCTCGCCGACAAGCTCGCAAGAGCCGAGGCAGCCAAGGCTGCGGGTGAGGCACCCAAGACCGACTATGAGGCAGCGTTGAAAGACATACGCACCCAGGTCGATGACGGGACCATCTCCATCTCCGAAGGCATGGAGGCGCAGGGCAAGCTGATCACCGAGATGACAATGGCAAAAACCCTTTCAGCAGCGGAGCAGAAGACACAGCAGCTCTTGCTCGACAAGGACGCACAGGCAGCAGAAATGCAATGGCACAAAGACTTTCCTGACTATCAGGAGTTTGTGGAATCCGGGCTGGCCCAGGAGTACATGGCCAAAAGCCCAATGCTCATCGATGAAACCATTGCCTATTTTATGCATAAGGAAAGTCAGGCGACCAAGAAAGGGATGGAGATGCAGGAGAAGCTTGCAAAGAGAACAGAGACGACCAAGAAGGTCTTGGACGAACCAGGTGGGCCAGCGAGCAGAACACCAACGCGGCAGGCCCCTATGTCCGACGACGAGCTGGAAGCACAGCAGCTTGCAACGATAGCGAAGATGCGGGGGTAGGCCTAACAATATTTGAAAGGAGTTTCAAATGGCCTTAACACTCGACGAACTGAATGCGATTACCCTGGACTATTGGGAGCGCGGGACCACGGATATTTACTTCCTGGACAACGTGCTTCTGTGGAAGCTCTTGGGGAATGGCAACTTGAAAAATGAGTTGGTCAAGGCTTCCGAAACTGTTGACGGCGGTATGAAAATCAGGACCATCCTGGAATACGCCGAGTCCAACAGCGGAACCTACGGCAATGTGACGAAGATCTCACAGGCCAAGATCGACATCTTGAATGCTGCCCGGTTTAGATGGGCGGGTTATTTTGCATCAAACACCATCGACCTGAACGACAAGATCAAAAACGCTGGAAGCGCTGCCATGGTCAAGCTGGCAAACAGCAAGATCAGAAATATCCAGAAGACCATCAGAAAGAAGATGGGTACGGATATCTATGCGAGCGCAGCCGACAGCTACGCGTTCCTGGGGTTGGGCAATCTGTTTAACACCACGGGTTCAACCGCGTACGGCGAGATCGCTGAAGACGACATGGCAGATTGGAAAGCCAATGTCATTACCACGGCGGCTCCCATATCGTTCAAGACTCTCCAGGAGTGCCGGAGAACCCCGAACATCGGGCAGAATGATGAGGACAAGCCCAACCTTTATGTCACAACCGATCTGTTGAAAGACGGGTTCGAGAGAACCCTCCAGGTGCAGGCGAGATATAAAGACGTGGACCTGGCGGATGCGGGTTTTGAAAACGTATTATTCAAAGGAAAACCGGTAGTTGCGGACGATCGACAGACCGCCGGTTACTGCGACTGCATGAACCTTCGGTATCTGCGGCTTCGCGCCCACAGTATGTACAATTTCACCCCGCCGGTATGGAAGGCGAACAATGATCAGCCCGATGTTTGGACGGCCGATCAGAGGTTCCTGGGTCAGTTGACGACCAATCATCGCAAGGCTCATGTAAGGCGAACTGGCCTGACCGAGCCTGCGTAATCGTAACCCAATAGGACCGGAAACGGTCCGGTCCTAAACTTTATATAAGGAGTTTATTATGGACGAAGATATCAGATTTCCAGTTTATTGCCTTGGATCAACGGGAGGCGCGCTGCCTTATACTTTCGTTTGCCCTTACAAATGCACCGTAAGGGACCTCATCGGGGCCGTGAACGTCGATCCTGGTGATGCCGAAAGCGTAACCCTTACCAATGCAACCCAAAGCACAACGCTCGGTGTTCTTCTTTGGGGCAGCACCATAGCTGCTAACGCGAAAGGCACATGGACGGCGGATGTTACCGAGGGCGATACTGTCAATAACGCGGGCGATGTGCTGGTTTTTACGGTAACGCAAGTCACCGCAGCCGCGACCTTCTCTCTGATCCTCGAACTGGATCCGAAGTGTAGGGTGGCGTAACCATGAACAGTCGAGAACTTATCGAGCTTGTCAAGATAAAGGTACTGGACTCATCGTACGACAACCCGATGGTTCTGGCTCGACTCAACAAAGGACTTCGGAGGGTCGCCGCTTGGCCTGGGGTTGACCTTCCGCTCCTTAAATCGTCCGCCACGGTGGTCACCGGAACGGACCCATATGTAGCGCTGCCCTCTACGGAGGCCAACGCTTTCCATGTGGACAAGCTTCGGGGGCTGATCTTTGTGGCGTCCCAAGGCCAGGACAAAGAGATTTTCATCATGGAGTCCTGGATCAAGTTTCTCCAGAAGTATCCGCGCTTGGACGAGGCATACGATGTTTACGACGTGTGCGTCAGGGGGACCAACCTTTACTATCAGGGAATCCCCACGACCTCGGACACCTTGGACCTTCATTTTTACCGCAAGCCGGTTCTAATGAAGGATAGCCGGGATGATAGCCCAGACGGAATCCCGGAACATCTTCAGGAGGATCTGCTTGTTAACTTCGCAGCCTGGGACATTTTCAAGGACATCGAGCAGGACATCTCCGGCAAATCCCCCGAAACAGACAAGCACATGAATCTGTTTGCCGGCGCGATCGCCGAGCTTAAAGCGTTTGTCGGGGAGCCGGATGCAAGGCCAACTCATTATGAGTATGACGAAGGGAATTTTATCTGATGGGCAAAGACGAAAAGAAACGCATCGAAGAAGAAAAGGAACGGGCAGCAGCTACCAAGGCGAGCCTCGATGGAATTATTAAGGATCTGTT